GAGATCTGCGCATGTCTCGTGGGCTCGGAGATGTGTATAAGAGACAGATGTTATATGATGTTGACCCAACCTTAACTGTGCTAGCATAGTTATGTGTATGTGAACTGTTAGCCTTGCCATTTAAGGCTGTCTGTAGATCAGACTGGTTACTTAGCGTACCTGTGATCTCTCCCCACTTTCCACCGCCTGTAGTACTTGTGGCACTTATAGTACCATCAGAGGATACGGATAGACCACTACCAACCTTTACACATCCTAGTGCTGTCTTGCTGGCTATAGGATATTTCTCACTCGTAGTACCAGTACTATAGGCTATTATATCCCCTGTAGCCTTAACCGATTTGAAATTAACATCATTGGTAGTGGCTAGGTTCTGGTTAATAATATCTAGGTAGCCTTTATTACTATGTGAGTGCTTCTTGCTATTGGCATCATTCCAGTTAGTTCTTTCCGTATCAGTAATGAATCTATGTGTAACGTCCTGCGTGATTATACTGGCAGGGTGATTAGTTGGATGTGTATAGTTATTATATGTAGCACCCTTGGTCACAGTGATTGTATTGCCGCTTTGACTTATAGAGGTCACTGCGTTACCTGTCCCAGTGGTTGTAATGGTGGAAGCGTAATTACTATGCGTGTGATCTGTATTGGATTTGGAATTTAGCTTGGTGTTAATCTCTGTCTCTGTGTAATACCTATCATCGTGTGTATGCGTTGAAGGTGTGAATGAGGAAGGTTTGTTATTGATATTATCCCAATCCACAGAACCAGCCTCACCACCATCAATATTAACGCTAATCGTGCCGTCCCCAGATACATTAATATTATCTCCTATCTTTACACATCCAATAGCGGTCTTACTGGCTATAGGGAACAGCTCCTTACTTATGCCCGTGGAATAGGCTATTATATCAGCCTGCCCTAGAATAGTCTTACTAAAGGTCTTTTGTCCTGTTATAGTCTGGTCTGTATCTAATGTAACACCGTTGAAATCTGATATGTCCTGCATCTTGTGGGTATGGCTAAAGTCCGTGATCTGTGACTTGGTATGTGTATGTGAGAAGTCCGATATTTCAGCTTTGGTATGTGTATGCTTGGAAGGGGTGAAGGTGCTAGGCTTATCCTTTATATCATTCCAGCCACTAGCCCCACCAGCCTCGGCATTTAACGTGCCATCATCTGTTATAGTCAGATTCTCACCAACTTTTATAGTTCCTAAAGCCGTTGGGGATGCTATAGGATATTTCTCTTTAATTTCATTGGTACTGTAAGCGACTATATCCCCCGTAGCTCCTACATTACCTTCTATAGTCTGGCTTTCCTCTCCAGTCAGCTTTACATAATTACTTAGGTCTACATTAGAACCACCACTAACAGAAATATTACTACCTCCATATCCGTATTTATGGTACTTACTTCTAGGCGTGGCTGCTATTCTGCTACTTGTTATATCCATAGTTAATTAAGTTCTATAAGGTTACATTCTATGCTATTATCTTCATAATTGATCCTTCCTCCAGCAAATACAAACCTCTTACCAGACAGATAGCTATCCGTAATAATTGAATAAGGCTGTACTTCTGGCTTAATCACCTGTAGAAGTTTGACCTTCGGTTGCTTGTATTGGTTGATTATCCTTTTTATTAGATATTCTTCTGGCTTATTAGACGTATTATCAATAGTATTAGTGAGAGTATCCAGTATGGCCGTTCCTACTATAGCCTTACTGAATGATAACTCACTATTATTCTTGGATGTTATCTTGAATGTAATATCGTCTAGGGCATTGATATAGGATTCATTCAGCACATTCTCATACTTGGTATCTTTCTTCTCTCCAGATGTGTTACCCTCCTTACGTTGGCTCTGTAAAGATATATCCTTGACGAACATATAGCTAGGCGGGAACAATATAGCCATTTCAACATTAGGGAACTTGGGACTATATAATGTAAGCTCCAGATCCCCAACCATTACCTTATCTATATTTATCAATGTACCAGTAAGCTCATCATAGCCTGTTGTGAAGTCATTGGTATTTCTGGCATTCAGCCATTTAGCGGTTATCTTATTCTTGTCACAGTCTGTATATAACTTAAAATAGTTATCACTGTTGGCAGTCCAGCTTGTCCCATTATAGTAATAATCACCTATTCTGAGCTTGGCAGGTATATAGATAAAATCATTGTTCCAGTCACTACCACCTTTCATACTTTCACCCTCTATAGGTAATCCCCAATCATCTGTAACTTGTATCATCAACTTGAAATCTATACACAACTTGGTATCTGTATCAAATACTATGGTAGGTGATGCCGTTTTAGTCCTTATAACAGGGAACTCCAGATCACCTGTCTGCCATAAATATTTAACAGTCCCATAATCATCATATTGCTTTATCTCAAACAAGTCCTCATAGTTCAGTTTAACTGGTTTGTTACCTGTATCATAGCTGGCTACCTGTGTTAAGAAAGTCCCTGCCCTTTGTTTTTGCTTATCCAAGCTAAACCCATCGTCTACCTTAGTGAAAGATGTGCTGTTACCAGCATAGTAAACAGGTTCGAATGCTTCTGATTCCGCAAAGTTCTTTATATATGTTTTGCCATTGAACTCCTTGGATTTACTGTACATAGGAACTTGCCATCTAAAATTAGATTCTGGATAGAGACTGTCTTTATCTGCCTCATAATCACTGTCTATCACCACAGCCCTATTATATCCACCTAATATGGATAATTGGTTGTTGTTCCCTTTAGATGGTATATCCCTTAGATTTATAGTAGAAGATAGGGTAGTAGTTGTACTGGTAAGTATATTGGTATAACTGGTTTTACCAGCCTTTATATAGTCCATATCAATAAAGTACACTATCCCATCATATTCTGTAATAGTCCAGTTAAGGAACTTGCAGGTCTCTTCTAAGCATTCTTTTAAAGTCATAGCTTTACCATCTTCATCAATGAAATTAGCTGTACTTACAGTTATACCATCTAAAGAAGAAGTATAGGCGTTTGGTATGTAAACAGCCCTAAAATCTCCTTTACTTTCTGTAATACACTTTTTAATAATACCAAGTAAGGAAATAGTAGCTCCTTCTTGTTTGAAGTCTATGTACTCTAAAGTAGATAGGGCTGATATACATTCTATTTCCAGTTCAAACAGGCTGTTATCATAGTCCTGTGAATATAGTTCTGGTGTTATGAAGCCAGTCCAGATAACAGAACCAGTCCTTACCAAATTAACTTTAAATCTCTGGTATTGCGTACTGAATAGTTTCTGTAAGTAATCACTTCCAACTAATTTTAAAGTAGCTCCACTAAATCTAGTAGGTGTATATAAAAAATCTTCATCGTTTACATCTACTATGAATGGTGGTGTGCCACCTGTAAGTTCTACAGGTGTACCAGTTCCACCATCTTCTAGTATTTGTATAGTTAAGGCTTCTCCATCCACATTAGTAAATGGCACTGTATATATAAGGTTGTACATATTACTTGTATTTACTTGTCTTACTTGTTTGAGAATTAATAACCCCTACTAAATCTCTACCCTCAATCCTTAGTTTAACCTCTCCTCCAGCATTAACAGAAGTTCCACCTTTACCATCTAAAAGGTTAAACAGATTCCTTTGCTGTCTGTTGTTCAGAATCATTTCACCGCTGTTTACTCTGGCTATCATATTATCGCCAATGAAGGAATTACCGCCAATGATACCGCCATCAGCAAATTTTGGTACAGCAGCCATAGCAGACATTATAGCCGTAATAGCAGCAACGGCATTAATCCAACCTACTACAGGCACAGCAGCAGCACTACCAGCAGCTTCAGCAGCAGCCTTAGCCGTTAAAGCAGTAGTTAAACTGGTTATCATTGGTATAGCAGCACTGATACTACTAAGGATATTAGCACCATAAGCCAGCCAACCAGCAGCACCTTCATTTGTCATATTGGTAACAGATCCCATAATAGAAGCTATAGCACCTAAAGAATCCGCATAATCATAATTAGCCTGAATACTGTCTGTAGATATAGGCTTTATATTTATATATCCAGATTTTACATCATCTGCAATATTCCTTCCAACAGGCTTATTAATTTCTCCAGTTGGTAGTAAAGAAGTTCCAGCAGCCCTTAATTGCATCATTTTAAGTTCTGTTTCTGCTTCTTTGATGGCTTTCATAAACCCTACTCTAGTTCCTTCATCAGCAGCATTTTCATACTTCTTTCTAAGGTCTGCAATCTTTTTCTGCATTTCCATAATAGAACCTGCTGGAATGATTTCTTTTTTACTGGCAGTAGTTTTAATACCAGCTATTTCATCCCTTGCACCAGCCCTGTCTTTTTCCCAAGTACCAGCCTTGTCATTAAGATCATTCAGTTTATCAAACAAGCCTTGAAATGAACTAAATGTTTCATCATTCATTCTATCAGCCAGCCTTAGTAATTCATCGTAGTACGCTCTTTGGTCTTTGGTATATTCCTGATAATATTTCTTAGTGGCGTCCTGATTAATCTTATACCACTCGTCACCGCTGTATTTGAAGGCATTAGGGTTTAGTACCTGATTCTTTGTGTCTCTGATCTCCCTGTAGGCATCCAGTTCTTTTCTAAGTTCTGAATACTTGTTCCTTATATCCAAAATCAGTTTTTGTGCATTCTCTGTCGTGATATATTGAGCTTCTCCAATCAGATCAGCCAACATATTATTTAGTTCCCTTTCTGTTATTTGGGATGCTTCCCTAATATCAGCCACACCCATTAGCAATATACGGTCTAACTCCTGCTGTGCCTTCTTCCGTTCCTCCAGTGGTTTGGTATCATCTTCTATAATGGCTTCCAACTGTGTTTTCCTTGCATCCGTTTGTTCAAATTTGATGCTTGTAGTTTCCAGCATCCTTTGTACATTCCTATAGGTATCTGCATATTCTTTTGCATTCTTAATGGCTTTTTCTATACCATCATTGAATACAGTCCAGTCCCCTGAATAGATGGCTGTAAAGAATTGGTCTGTTACAGTAGATCCAGCCTGCATCAAAGAATTATATTTATCCTGTAAAGTGGCATTGCTGTTAAGTCCTTTCTGTAGCAGTTCTGTAGCTCCATAAGCTACGCCCAGTACCCCCGCAAATTTTGTAAAGGCACTGACAGCACCACTGGAAAAGCCTTGTATCTTTTGCTGGAATCCCTGTATTTGTTTTGTTGACTTGCCTAAATTATTATCAAATTGCTGTGTGTTAAGCAGCAACCTAGTAATCAAATCAGCCATATTATAATAGTTTTAAGGTTTTACTTGCCTTATCTTTCAACCTCTGTATATCTTCACTAGTAATAGATGTGCCTGTATCCTCTGGCTTATCCCATTTAAAGGAAAGAATATCAGTAGGCTTTAACTTCTTGCTGCTGTTTACTTGTGCCGTGATATAACTAAGGAATCTGGTTTGTTCCCAACCGTTCTTGTTTTTACCCTCCAGACCATTTAAACAGGAATCCACTTCATACCACTGCATTTTATCCAAAAAGTAATCTGGCTGGATTCCACACTCTACCACAATGATACTATACAGTTCTGAAATGGATATTACTTTTTTTTTGAAGTATCTTCTTCTTTAGATGGTTCCAGTTGCCCTTGCTTTTGAAATTGCGCATTAAGGAAATTCTGAATATCAGCCACCAAAACAGGATTCAAATCACATTCATCTATAAAATCGTCAAACAGCAATGTACATTCTGGATTTCCTGCCAGTATCATAGAATAGTAGAATATATAAAAGTCCATCAGGCTTTCCAGTTTGAATAATTTGCCAGTCAGTTTTTCAAATACGAACATTGCCCTAATGCTGTACTTTACTTTATATGTCTTGTCTTTAATTGTTATTTCCATAATTCTGTTGATATAAAAAAGCCCTTACACCTCTATAACAGAGATATAAAGGCTTTATATTATGCTGTTTTAGTCAGTGCTCCAACTCCTTCAAAAGAAGCTGTAAATGTTGCATTATCTCCATTCGGTGCGTTAAGTTCCAGACTGGTAATTACTACTTTCCCTTTATATTGTCCAGTGGTTACAGGTGTCCATCCACCTTCAGGAACTTCATCTTTCTTTGCTGCATATTCTTTTTCTAAGCTGAAAACTACACTTAATTCTTTTCTTTCTGTCATAGCAGTAAAAAGATCATCATAAGTAGAACCTTCACCATCTAAAGAGTAAAGATTTTCTGTACTCATAGTCCAACTTAGCTTTCTAGGTGCTTTAGACACCCATTTTCCACCAGTATCTTTAGAACTTGTTTCAACTGTTTCAGCAGAAATTGATAAACTGTGACTAGTTGCAAATGCTATTGATTTAAATGCTGTTCCTTCTCCAGTAGAATCAATGAATAACATCAAATCACTACCGTTAATCGGCTTTCCCATAGTTATTTTGTTATTATTAAATTAAAACTTAATGTCTGTACGTAAGCATCATCTATAAAATCTTCATCAGCAGATTCCAGTTTGATGCTTTCTATATCAGCAAATCTTTTATCTTCCAGAATATCCCTTACCATACTGGCTATATCAACGGATTCAGAATAATCATCAGACACACATATAATGTCAATTATTACTTCATCCTTGAAATGGAAGTCCTTAGTATAGCTAGGAATAATATTACTTCTCTTATATACTATAAATGGATATGTAGTTTCCTTTTCTACTATAATAGGGTAGATCTTACTGCCTACTACCCCAGTAAGAGAATCATTACCATTTAAAAGAGAATAGATTTCTTTACCTACCTTTAAACTGTCCATTTACCCTTAGTATAGATTTGGTTATTATGTCATTCATACTATTACTGATTTCTGATTCTTTGGCTTCTCTGGCTTTTTTAAAGAAATAAGAGGCTTTTATACTACCTGTAGATGGTCTGCCCTTAGTCCGTTTCTTGTAACGTGTCTTAGTTCCCATTTCAAAGAACTTTAATCTAAAGTCTCCCATAATATGTACTTTACCCTCTGTGGCTTCCTTATTGACCTTAGATTTGATTCCAGAAGAAAAGGTTTTTCCGTTCCACCTGTTTCTGGCATTGGGATTCTTTACTACCTTCCTGAAATTTTTTCTGGTTTCTCTAACCAATATGCCTGTAGCTTTTCTAAGTGCAGTCCTATGTGCTTTCTTCTGTCTCTTGCTATCCAGTACAGCAAACATCTGTAGGACTTGCCTTGCATCCACATTATTCATTTATCAGTTCTCCAATAATAGTAATAGATTGTTTTGTCCTATCTTCGTTATTATCCTCTATGGACAGGATTCTGTAAGTTTTGCCCTTCCAAAGAATCCTCATAAATTCATCTATGTTATGATACCTTCTTACAGTAAATGTTACTGTATAGGTATTAATGATTTCATTGTTTTCTGTAACCCTGTTACCTGAATTGAACCTTACATTTGCCCTTGTTGATATGCAATCAATCCAATCTGTTTCTTCCTGTCCGTATTGGTTCTTTGTAATGGTTGCCTTTCTAAAGGTTACAGGATCGGTTAATAGTCCTGCCCTCATTACTTTGTGGAATAGTTTTTATATAAGGAAATTAGGTAATCAAAAGTGTAAGGCACTTTATTTACAGCAGTATAGGCTACAGGTTCTCTGTTAGCGTATAAGTTACCAACTAATAAAAGTATAGCAGCTTTTACAGCAGGCGGTAATTCACCACCTACTGTAATGCTGTCCAATGGAATATTTATATTAATTGAAACAGCATCTTCTGCTATATCTATTAAAGCTAGTATGTATTCATCATCATCTTTAAATGAATTATCAACCAACAGATGTTTCTTTGCTTCACATAAAGTTACATACATAGCTTATTCATAAGTTAAGGTTACGCTTTCAACACTTTCTTTACGAAAGAATCAGCACGTCTGGGTTTGGCATCAAAGTAAGCATTGATAACCAGTCTTACTTTACCGTTAGCTGCCTGTGTATATGGATCTACAGTCAAGTCGATACCTCCCCATTGTCCAATAACCAGATCACTGAAGTTACCGTAAACAATACCTTTTCCAGCTACAGCAGATGTACAAAGGACTGGATAACCGTTTACCTCATTACCTTCCATAATGAAAGAATTTTGATTCTTTGCTGTAGACTTTAATACTGCCTTGGCAGATGGAGATACGATAAACTTAATATCACCTCTTACATTCTTTTCGCCTAATGTAGCTTCCATATTTACAAAGTCGGCATAAGTTATAGCAGCAGTGTCAGCAGTTACACCATTTAACAAACCAGCAGGTTGTGTAGCAGAACCAGCAGCATTACCTAAAATAGTAGCTTCCAGTTTATTTGAAATAGCAGCAACAATATCTCTTTTCAACATTTCTTCTGCACTGTTGGAATCCTGAATAAGGAACTGTTTTGAAACATCAATATAAGCAGTAAGGCGTTTAGGCTCTAAGTTTACTTCACTGAATTTACCTGCGCCATCAGTAGCAGCAGCAACTTCACCAGCCCAACCTACATTAGATCCAGAATAAACTGGAATAGATACATTTCCAATTAAGCCAGTCATATAAGAAGCACCAGCCTGTACTAATACTAAATTGGCTCTTAGAGGTTCTAGGATTCCTAATTTATCCTCTGCAACATTTTCCTGTCCAGCAGTTGCAACAGTAGCCTGAATATTTGCTCTTTCCTCGATAGGCAATACAATTTGTCCAGCATAAGATTGTCCAGCCTTTCTCATTTCATTCTGACCAGCTGTTACTACTTCTAAGGCTCTTTCATCTAATTGTCTGTTATTAGCTACATCATTGATAGCTTTAAGCAATGAAAATTTTTCCATAGTCTTTTTATTGATTTGTGGTTTGTAATTTCTTTTATTCTCTTCTTCTATACCTTTTATCTGGCTGTCAATACTTGCAATCTCTTTCTTTAGATGGTTTAACTCTGTAGCTTCTCCATCATTCAACTTTCTAATTTCCTTTTCAGCATTGGTAATCAATTCCTCTGCCTTCTTTCTTAATTGTTCCTTTTGGTCTATCAAAGTCAAAGTGTCCATTATAGTCCTTCTCTAAGGTTTTGATAATATTCCTTTAATTCCTCTGTGTTCAGTTCCTGCATCTTTCTACAGGCTACGCTGGTATCTGGATAGGCTTCTTTGTACACAGGGGAAACATCAAATAATTCTTTGAATTTGGTGATTCGTCTTAGATATTTACCGTCTGCTCTCTTTTCCCATTTGTCACTATCAATGGTAAAGGCAAAAGAAGAAGTAGTAATATCACCTCTTTTAAGCCCTTCCAGCAATTCATTCCCCAGTGCGGTATCTGGTGCTTCAAATCTGTACTTCAATCCTGTTTCATCTACAAGTAAAGATAGAGAACCAACACCAAATTTACTTCTGGCTAATACCCCTTTATCTTCATTATGATTTAACAGGCATAATATATCTGATTTCTCAATCACACCATCTAAAGAAGAAGGATCTATTATTTCAATGAATCCACCTAGATCTCTGGATTCTTTATCGAATACCAAAGCATATCCTTCTACCGTTCTGGATTCAGATCTTAATTCATAGTTACAGTTTCGTTGTTCTTTCATAGCTTAGTCAATTTTAGTTCAAACATCTGTCCATTCCTGTGTTGGCATCATTTCATCTATTTCTTTCCTGCTATAAGTTTCTTCTTTGGTATAATAATTACTTAAATCGGCTTCACCACTAGTAATAGCATCTAATTTTTTATCTATTTCTGCCTTCTTATAGTAATTAGCACCTAGATAACTCATTGTAACCCTACTTTTAAGATCTTCCTTTGTAGCCAAACCTGTAACATCAGGAATTTCAGACTTATTAGCCTTAACAGATTCCAAATTGGCTATATCTTCATTTACTTGTGTAAGGTCTGGAATTGATTCTTTAATACCTGTCAGTTCCTCCTGTAAATCCTTTTGTTGGGTAATATCACCTATAATAGTACCCCAAACAGGTACTACAGTCCCACCAGAACCAACTACTACATTAGCCCTGTCCAATTCCAATTCATATTTATTGTTATTGGTTATTTCTACTTTATACATAAGCATTTAGATTTTAAGTATAAATTAGTCTGTCCTTTTATTACTTCATCATAGAAGCCATCTTTAAAATTACTATTGGTAACTCTGATATGGTACACATAACTTAGTACTCCATCTTCCAGCTTTTCTAAATCCAAAGCATTCAAAGCAATGTAATCAGTATCTTCTTCTGCTATGATTCCAGTATATTTACCAGCAGAATAACTACCTTCTATATATGTATCAGGATCAGTAGTAAAGAACCTTATAGTAAACTCATTAGTAGTACTTATTCTATAGGGTGTACCTTCTGCATCCTTCAATGACAATGCAACCATTATATCACTGCCTTTATATATTTTCTGTATCATTCTTTATAGCATTATTAGAAGGTAAATTATTAACTGCATTATCTAAAGTCATTACATTTACTTGTACAAATGACTTATCCCCATTTTCCAAAGGTTCTAAATCCAATTGCTTTCTTATTTCATTAGGACTGACTACACCAATATTAAACAAGGTCTGGTAATATGTAGCTAAACTGGCTTTATCTGCCCTAAGTAATACAGACGTATCGAATCTTACATCTATGCTGTTCTTTTCAGAAGGTTTGTATAGTTTACGTTCAAACTCCAGTTCTATTTTCTCTAATAAAGGTGATAACGTATCAGTAAGGAAAGCTAATTGAGTTGCTTCTACCGTACTGTAGCTGGATTTACTAAGGTCAAATGCCTTTACTGGTGATACTCCAAAGAACCTGCAAATGTCAATTACATTAAATTGTCTGGTTTCTAATAATTGTGCATCACTAGGACTGACTGTAATTGGTTGGAAGTCCATATTTCCCTGTAATACGGCTACACCATTTGGCGTACCAGTCATAGGGCTGAATGTACTTTGCCAACTCTCCTTAATATCCAATTGCTGTTTTGGCGTTAAGCTGGATTGTACTTTGATAATTCCAGCCAGATTTGCACCGCCTTTAAAGAACCCCTCTGCGTGTGCTTCACTGTCTGTAGCCAGTCCCAAAGTATTTCTGGCGTGTTGTAATGTACTGATTCCTGTAATGCCATCATAGCTGAAATTCAGTATATGAATCATATTAACAGGTTCTACCAGTTGTTTAATGCCAGTAACATTATACATTATCTTGTTCTTTAAAGGATCAACTTTTGATATAGTGACCAATTCAGAAGGAATCAGCTTCAAACTTACTGCATCACCTTTGGCATCTCTTTCAATTAAAGCGTAACCATTACCATTTAAAAGGACAGAGGTAATCAATGTTTTCATAAAAGTAAACCTGCTCATCTGGCTGTTTGGCTCTTTGTTCAGCAGGTAGTAAGTGGGATGTTCCAGATACTTTCTTTTATATCCGTCCTTGTCAATCTTATATGGCTCTAATGGTAATTGTGCCACTGAATCACCAATTACATCTACACACCTGTAGACAGTGGAAAGAAGCATAGATTTATCAGTCCTGTAGCTGGAATTTGTATTATATACCAGACTATTAAGTCCATAAGGTGTATAGCTTCTTTCTTCTTGTGGCTCTTTCTTTTTAAATAAATCAAAAAATCCCATCAATTAAGGTTTTATATTGTAAATATCGTATTGGTATAATGTGGTGTCAGCAGATAACCGCCTAATGCCTGTATCATAGCAATCACACCATCAATTTTCTTTTTATCCTGTGATTTTACCGGCTTTACATTGCCACAATAGTCAGATTTCAGAACTACATTCCTAAAGCAATTTCTAGTAATGTCGTTATTGTCTATTACTGCTTTTCCTGACAATATAAGCCTTTCCAGTTCTTTGGTAGGTCTGTTGAAATTGCCTAAAGTCTGTGAATATTCTTCTAAGGGCAAACCTTGTTCAGTTGCATTAATTGCCCATTGTGTAGCATTGAATTTATCGTAGCTGACAGATATTATATTAACGACTTCTCTGTATTTCAGAATATCAGTAGTTATGTAGTCATAATCCGTAACGTTTCCAGGTGTTACTGTAAGCAGTCCCAACCGCTTCCATAACTTGTAAAGTTCTTTATCAGCCTTTTCTTCCAAAGCTGCTTCTGGCAAATAATAATGTGTTTTGAAGTAATATTTTTCGCCATCAACAACTAAGAAGGATGCAGCCGTTAAATCGCTTGTTGCTCCCAAATCCACACCTATATAGCAGTCCAGACCATTTAAAGAAGAAAGATCCACTACATCACTGCACTTTACTATATAGTCCTCTGGAATCCATACAGTTGCAGAATCACACCAGATATTCAATGTCTTTGTTTTAACTCCAACTTCATCACTAGGATTATTCTTTGCCTGTTTAACTTGCTCCCTGATATATTTCTTAGTAACAGTGATTCCTAAGTTTGGAGCACATTTACACCAGTTCTTTTCACTGTCCCATTTATCGCCTTCATCCAAACAATAAATGGCTATAAACATACTGTCATCTTCCTTTAGATGGTTTAGTACTTCTATAGCTACTGTTCTTAGTTGATAACAGGGTAAAGACTTGTCAAATCCAGCAGTTGTAATGGTACAAAGATGTGGATTCTCGCGCATCCCCATACTGGATTTAATTACATCTCTAACCTTGCTGTTGGCTGCTGCGTGATATTCATCGAGTAAACCAAAGCTAGCGTTAAAACCATCCAGTTTGCTATCATCAGCAGCCAATACTTTCAATTTGGAACTAGTAAGGCTGAATAAAATATCAGCCCTGTAAGCAGTAAGATACTTTCCTTTTGGATCTAAGCCTTTACTGAACTTGCTGCACATATCGAATGCAATTTTAGCCTGTTCCTTACTGTTTGCAGCCAATAATACTTCTGCGCCATCTTCACCATCAGCAATTAGATAATACAAGCATAGTGCAGCAGCTAAAGCCGTTTTTCCCTGCTTTCTTGATACTTCAATATAACTGCTGGTATATCGTCTAGTACCTGAATCCTTCCAATACCAGCCTACTATGTTGGCTACTATGAACTGCTGCCATCCTTCCAATATAAAAGGCTTTCCAGAATGCTTACCTGTGTAATGTGTCAAAGTAGAAATGAATTGGATAGCCAGATCTACTTTTTCTTCTCTAAACTCCAGATCTTCCCTTTGTAAATCATTCTGGAACCTTTCACAAGCTAATTTTATATACTCACCAACAACAATACTTCCATTTAAAACCTTATCTACATATTCGTAATAAGGTTTCATTATCTAACTTCCTTTGCAGTCTTTACAAATTTCTCCAGTGGTGAATCTTCTTCTTTTTCTTTATCCAGTTTAGGCAATTTGGTTCTGGATTTGGCGGTAAGTCCAAACTCCTGCATAATTTTTACTGCCTGTATTTGTGCATCTTTGGCAATGGTTACAGCAGGATGCTTTACAATGTTACCCTGTCTATTTTCAATTGTTGCTCCCTCTCTTTCTACTTGCTTGGAAGCATTAATAAACATACTGTAATTTCTTGCCAACATATCTAACGCTGCTACATCTACATTTTCCAGTACTCCAGATTCTTCCAGTCTGGCTAATACGGTTTTCATATATTCTTTTGCTTCTTTACATACGTCAGACGGTGCTTTGTAGTCTATCATAATTAAATTCTTATTTTAAGTGTACATATCCATTCGTATCTGTGTCTGCTCATTTATCTTTCAAACTTTCAAATACTAACCAGTCTATTGGCAGTCAATTATTTGATTATTAGCATTTTACTTGTTCTTGCTGTAAAATATCCGTATCTTTGTATATGATTAAAAGCCAATACATTAACATTAAAAATCACAGTTTATATGAAGGAAAGTATGTCAGAAAGAATTACAGTTCGCCTAGATGGTGAAACTGCATTGAACATAGATATTATGAATAAAGCTACTAATACTCCAAAAGCCCAGATAATAAGAATGATACTAAGAGATTTCTTTGCTAAGAATGAAGAACTGTTAGACAAATACTATGAAGAAATTAAAGCCCAGTAAAGAAGTGTTGCTGCAATATCTATATGACTATGGTATCAAAGATACTTGTAAATTACTACATATAACAGAAGAAGAATTTAATTCTATCCTAGAACCATCTAAAAGAGAACATAGCCATCATAAATACAATTACCAGATTTCAGAGATCAAACCTTCAATAGCCAAAGATATTTCAGATAATTACAACCGTTTAAGATCCAAATTTATAGGTAATACAACCAACTTGCAGTTAAGTCAGACAGATGAAGATATATTTCATAATACCTTGCTAAAGGTAATATCAGATGGAATAGAAGATAATGTAGTTAAGCAGATAGAATACCGTCTTAAAATGGTACGGTATCAATTACAGATGGATAATAAACAACTAAAAGGAATACAAACAAATGCCTTATCTAAAGAAGCCAGAGAGAATAAAGCAGACCTCTATTAAGCGTGAAGAACGTAATGAAGTATATACTTCTACCAGATGGAGAAAATTAAGGCTTTCATATTTACAGCAGCATCCGTTATGTGAACTATGTCTAAAAGAAGATAAAGTAGTTCCTGCTGTTGACGTTCATCACATTATTAGCTTTATGACAACAAATGATCCTCTTAAAAGAAAATGGTTGGCGTTTGATTCTAGTAATTTAATGTCACTTTGTAAAGAGTGTCACCAGAAGATACATAATAAGTAATTTCAGATGTGATTTTAGGGTTAGACCATTTAAAGAAGAAGATGCCGATTTAATTCGATTATTTTTCTAGAATTATCTTATTCCAGCCGATTTGATTTGGAGTGATAAAATCATTCTTCTTTTAGATGGTTTTACCTTAAAAATACACCTCTGATCAAGCCTTAGATGTAAAATATAAACATCAGATATACATATAGTTACATATTTAGATTCTTTGAAATTTACTTGACAGTCACGAAAAAAAGCAGTATCTTTGTGTATATTAAATAAGTCCAAGAAGTATTGTCATAACTTCTACTAGAAATACACTTTAAGCCATAAAAGTACGTTTGTGTGAGTGAATTTGATAAGAATAAGACCAGATGTGAATCTGGTTTTATTTTATTTCGATTGGAATTTTTTTTTCAGATTCCGTATATAAGACTAGCCTTCAAAATTTTATTCCAATGGCACTAATAATATTCCAGATGCTTATAAACACTAGATTTTACCCACTTAGATAGATGGAACTTTTTTTTACGTCAAAATCAATACATAAAATGAAGAATCTGTCTCTTATACACATCTCCGAGCCCACGAGACATGCGCAGATCTCG